GTGCACTCCTCTTGGTTATAATAATGCTTTAAATCTAACAACAAAATTCAATTTCGTGATTTCGATGATCTCCTACTACCAATAACATATGGTGATGATATGTTATGTGGTGTAAAAGATGAATTGGCACCTTATTTTAATAATATCACCTATGAAAAATTCGTGCGAGAAGTTTATTACATGACTTTTACGACGTCAGATAAGAAGGAACAGACTGAAAAATTTGTTCAAATTGATGATATTTCCTTTCTCAAAAGAACATTTAAATATCATTCTCTGATGAAACGAATTGTTGCTCCTTTAGATAAAGATTCTATTATGAAAAGTTTATGTTATTACTTACCATCAAAAGAAATTACTCCTGAAGAACAAATAGTTCAAACATGTATTAGTGCTCTCAGTGAACTTTTCTTTCACTGTGAAGAACAAAGTACCTATGATACTTACAGACGTAAAATCATAGAAAAATTAGCTGACTTGACTAGGTTCAGCATATCTGATTTAGAGCCCTTGTTTAAAACCTGGGATACGTTATTGGATAAATATAGTCAAAATTAGTTTTATTATCTTTTACTAATAAAAGATAATACTCGGTGCCAAATATACTGGATATTTAATCACTTTATCAAACCGTAAGATGAATATTTACAGGAAACGCCGTTATAAAAGGAGGCTTATTTAAGCTTATTATGACACAATTAGTGCCTTGTCGTGGCGTACCCACTTCAAAAGACAAATGTGTTGGTTTGCGTTCGTAATCACCTAATTCAGTGGTTACAAGAATGTAATTTGAATTGCTAAAACAACAATTTATCCAAAATGTGAATACCGAATGGCTTCACATTGCTGTAACCATTCAGCAATCCCCTTCCAACAGAAACTACGTAAAGCAGCTCATGCTGATTTTGAGAGTGCTATCGATAAATTAACAAGAACAACTGATATTCTTCAGACAACTACGGATAATTTATCTAGCTTAATTTCAATTCTCGAGAGAACTTATGTAGTAGCTGAATCCAGTTCCACAGATGTTTCTACTGATACAAAACTCAGCCCTCATTTTAAGATGAAACTTGAAGATTTAGTTAATAGAAAAGATCTCCGTACAGGACCCCTGACTTCTACGTTTTATTATGAAGATATGTATTTTCTTTCACGACAACTGAAACAATCTACCATTGATTCATTAAATGAAAATAAAAAAGCTTTTAAAGTTACTTATGTTCAGGCTGAGTCTCTGGAATTGGAGAATCATTCTGATACTAATAGTGCACTAGTTATAGGAAATTCTACAAAAAATTTAATATCTTCCGCTTTGGATGATAAACTTTATTTAGATGATTTCTTTAAACGACCTGTCCTATTAGATGTTAGAAATATTAGTTTGAATACTGATGTAGATTATGTATTAAATCCATATGCTATTTGGTCTTTCTTACCTTCAGTACGTAATAAATTAGCGCATTATGCATATTTCCGAGGAAATATGAAGTTGCGATTTAGTATATCTTCATCAAAATTTCACTATGGATCATTATTAGCCAGTTATCAACCCATGCCTCTTACTAATCGTAACTATCAGGTTTTGAAAAATTTATCACCAATTACTGGTCAAAAGCGACAATTCAGACAAAATTATCTTAGCCAAAGTCCAAATTTATGTTTTATAGATGCTGGTCAAGATGATGATGTACAACTTGATATACCTTTTACATCACCTCAAAATTCCTTACGATTGTTTAATGCAACTGATCAAGCTGTAATGGATAATACTGATTTTTATGAAGATTTTGGTATTATGGGTGATCTATTCATATCTTCTTTAGGTCAATTTCATTCAGCATCCCCTACAGATACCTCAGCTCTTTCTATAACAGTATATGGATGGATGGAAGATGTCGAACTATCAACACCAACCAATACTCGAATTACTGTCACAGCAGAATCAGAATTTTTAACTAATCCTATTAGTTCAACTGCTACTGCTATATCCAATGTTGCTGAGAAACTTACTGATGTACCTGTTATTTCTACATTTGCCAAAGCTACTCAAATAGCAGCAACGGCAATATCACAAATTGCATTAATGTTCGGTTTCTCTAAACCAACTAATGTTTCACCACCATCTTTTACTAAACAAGTCACCTTTAGTAATGGGGCTACCATTGTTGGTAGAGACACTGCTTTTAAATTAACTTGTGATCCTAAGCAAGAACTTGCTCTTATGAACGACATTCTTGGTTCTGGATCACACGATCCTTTGGCACATAAGTACATAACATCTATACCCTCTTTAATTGATGTATTAACTTTTAATGGTGTTTCAATACCTTATCAAACTACATTATTAACTATTCCAATTACCCCTATGCTCGGCACGCATTTTGTAGAAACTTCATCAACAGTCACTCGACAGATGATGATGAACTCTGCATTAGCACAAGTTTCATTAAATTATACATATTGGCGTGGCACCGTTAGTTTTAGATTTGATGTTGTAGCTTCAAATTTCACTAGAGGTAAATTGATGTTCATCTATGAACCAAATGCAACAGAGAGTTTTATTGATAGAAAAGATAGACCAACTATCTTAAATCAACAATATATAACTACATTAGATCTTGAAAAAGAACGAAGTATTACTATACATGTTGGATATAATAATCACAGAAATTTTGCAAAAGTACATTCGTCCAATACTACACAAGGTGGTGTTAGACCATATCTTAACATTGCTGGTGATAGTACATTAGAGATAATTGAGTCAAATCGTCGTGGTCAAAGTACTGGAGTACTTACCGTACGTCCAGCTACGTCAATTACGGAAATTGACGCATTAGCTCCAATGTATATTAATACTTATGTCTACAGTGATGATATGGAATTCTGTGAACCTTGGGACCATGTTAATATGGAATTAAATTCTAATATCAATGCTGAGAGTGCATATGAACAAGGCGAACCAATTAACAGAGTACAAATGCAAGATGAACATGTCGTTAAAGTATCTGGTGTTACATCAATAATTAAT